CCTCGGCTCCCCGTTCTCGTCCACCACCTTGGAAGCGTTCTGCGGGTCATGCTCCCAATCCCCAAACCAATTCTTAAACGCCGCCGTGCGCACGGCAAGCCACTGGTCTTCCGTCAGATTCGTATTCGCTCCGTTAGGTGCCTTCATGAACGTCCCGTCAGCGACCGCCTTCTTCCTGACAGCCGCCTTTTCCTTCTCGACAAACGAACGATAGGAAGATAAATTACGGGTAGAAACCCCGTCCTTAAAGGGTGTAGGTAGGCGGCCTTCCCGGCTAGCAGCTCCCCTAGCGGCGGGGTTTTCTATAGTCAATTCCAGCGTGTAAAGAACGTTACCTTCCTGTTCCTTAACGTATTTGATTGCTGTAACATTAACATCAAACGCTCCTATCCCTCCAATATCTACTGTATTGAAAAAATGATAGGCTCCGGCTTTTGACGAATCTTGTTTATACGCCTCTTCAAAAAATCCATCCTCCGCATTCTCAAACAACTCGTGAATGCGGGCCGCAGCCGTATAATGAACCCTCCGGGCCTCCTCCGCGGAAAACCCAAGCGCCTTCAAATTCGCCACGGACATCTGGGCCGCCCCGGCCTTGCCCACCGTCTTGCCGGAAACGCGCGCCTCAATCACGGCCTGGATCCCCGTATTCTTATTAACGAACACCTTGCCCTGCAACGGCTTCAACCTCGCCCGCATCTCGGCGGCGGTAGTGATCACCTCCCCGGAAGGAATGGACACCAGGGAAAAATTCGCTGCGGGAGCCTCATCTTCCGCAGGGGCGGCCCCCCTCGCCAGCGCCGCGTCCAGCATCCGGCTCACATCCTGGGAAAGCTGCAACATCCCCGTATCGGCGGAAACCGCCTCCTGTTCCGGCGCCTCCAAAGGAAGAACCCCGTTCTCCCGGTCCACCTCCTCCCGCGTCTTCACCCCCAGCTCCACCATCACGGCGTCATTGGCCTCCTTAATCAAATCCTCATGCAGGCCGAAGTTCTGCCATCGGGCCCTCTGTGCCTTCAAATCCTTCACCACCGCCTCCAGCGCGCCGGCATCCCTCACATCCACGCCATACTTCCTGGCCGTCTCCGGGCGCCTGCTCGCCCCGCTGATAGAAGAAATCTCCCTCGTCAGCTCGCTCACGCGGGCGGCGGCGTACTGCGCCAGCCTTGCAAAATACTCCTCCGCGTGGGAATTGCCGAACAAATCCGTCTCAAACGTCATCCCGGCCGCCTCCGCCAGCCCGCGGATGCGGTCCATATTCGCGGCCACCTGCATCACGGCAAAAGCCTGTTGCCAGCTCTTCCCCTCCATCAGGGCCCGCAGCCCGGCCCGCTGCACCTCGGTCTGATTGCGGAACGCCATCGCCACCCGCCAGGCGTCATCCGGGGAAACCAGCTCATTGCCCAGCGCGTCCAGCAAATCGGAACAGCCGTACATGCCCAGTTCCACCCCGCGCCGGGACTGTCCCTTGCGGAAAATCCCCCTCTCCACAGCCTCCTCCTTCGTCAACCCTTTCTGGCTCACGTACCGGGCAATCTCAAACAGGGAAGCCTGCCCGTCCCGGATATTATTCTCCACGTCATGCGTCTGCGCCCAATCCAAATCAAACCCGGCCGCCTCATCATACACCGTGCAATTAATATCCTCATCCGTGCAGGCGTTAAAACGGTGCCGTCCGCTGATCACCTGTAAAGAACCATCCTCCCGCCGCCACACGGAAATCGGCGCGGCGTTGCGCTGCCACGCCCCCACAATCGGATTCACCACCCCGGTCTGCTCATCCGCGCCCTGCTTAAACTGGGGCACATCCGGGCAAAGCGTCAGCTTATTTTTATCAATAAACCCAAGGCGCACCCCCTCCTGAACCTCAATAAACGCCCCGTTAAACACCCCTGACCCATCCGGCTCGCCCAGCGCCTCCACGCGGGCCTGCTCCCGCTCGCGCCGCGCCTCCTGCGCCTCCGGGGAATTCTCCGGCGCCCGCGCCTCATCCTCGGCCTCCTTCCGGCGCTCCTCATCCTCCTTCCTGCTCTCCGCCAGCTCATCCTCCAGCGTCCGGGCCTCCGTCGCCACGCCCGCGCCAAACATCGCGTCCAGCTCCGCCTGCGCTCTGGCCCGCTCCATGGACAACTCCATCAAATCCCCCTGCTGGTCCCGGTACAGGGCATTCCCCGCGTCCAGCATCACCGCCAGCGCCTGCCGCACCGGCAGGGTAAACACGCCCTGTTCCTCCGCCTGGCGTACCATCTCGCCCAGCTCCACGCGCGCCTTGAAAGCCCCCAGGAACTTCACCAGGTGATTCAGCAGCTTCCGCAGCCAGGAGGGCAGGGAAGGATGATTCACCGCGTCCGCCAGCCAGCGGGAACGCCCGATCTTGGAAAACGCCTCAATCGCGTCATGACCCGTCACCGGCTTCCCGGCGTCCAGGTGAATAAACTGCATCTCCTCCCCCCGCGCCTCCGGGAACAACTCATTCATCACCCTCTGCGCCTCCTGGAGCATCGCGCCGAACTCGCCCCAGGTCAAACCCTGCTCCGCCTGCCAGGAGATGACAGCCTGTTCCATCGTTTCCTCCATCAAATCCTCCACCGTCGCATTCCCGCGGGCATACCTCAACACCCGGCGGAACGTATCTCCCCGGCGGACCTTCGTCACATAAGCGTTGGAAAACGGGGCATCCATGGCCGGAACCTTGAACTCCGGGTTGCGGGCCTGTTCCGTCCTGATGCGTTCCTGGGCTTCCTCCCATGTCTTCACAAGAGTTCCCAGCGGAAGATGCTCGCTCAACGAAGCATCCATGCGGTCGGCGGCATCCTCATAACTCACCCCCTCCGCCTCCAGGGCGCGGATAGCGGCCATCGCCATATCCGCGCGGGCCTTCATCTGCCCCAGCGTCTCCGGGGCAATCACCACCCGTTCGGCTCCGGTCTTCTCATCCGTCACTGTGCGCGTGATCACCTCCGCCGCGTCAAAACGCCCCTGGGCCAGGGCCTGTCTCACCGTCACGTCCCCGGCCAGCAAATGCTGCGTGTAGAGGATGTCACTCTCCACTTGCTCGCTCACAAACGCCTGTAAATAAGCCGTCATCTGCTCGCCGTCCATCAGCGTGTAAGAAGGGGCGTCCTCTTCCTCTCCCTCTCTGGAGACGGAAGCATCCTCCCGCGGCGCTTTCGTGCTGCGCGCTGGAGCATACACCCGGAACATCCCCTCCTGTTCCGCCGGCTCCACCCGCGGCACCATGCCGGCATCCTCGGCAGCCCGCCACGCGTCCAGCTCCCTCAAAGACTCAATGCGTTCCCCGGAAAGGCGTTCTCCGGCAGCCGCGCTCGCCCGCTCCAGGGAAGCCTGCGGATCCTCCATCCAGGAATCATGCAAATTGGCAAGGGCCTTATTCAAAAAACCTTCGGCGGTCTTTTCCTCCCTGGCCTCCAGATACCCCTGGGCCGTGCCTCCCAGTTCCTTGTAATGTTGCAGAGAAAGGCCAAACTCCTGGGCCGCCTTTTTGATTTGAGGATAATTAAAGCCGGACATCCCAAACGTAAAAGCCAGCAGGGCAAGCCCCTGTTCTCCGTGCATCATCTGCCCCATATCGTCCAAATACTGACGGAAAGTCTGTTTTCCGCGTTCGTCCGTCAGATTCATACTCTGTACAGTACGCATCAAATACCCGGCTGTAGGCTCAAGAATGGACTCTTCCGCAGCGCCGGAAAGCCCTTGAATAGCGTACTGGGCCTTCGGACTCGCCATCCATCGAGCCCGCCACGGGGCCAGCTTCCCGGCGGCCTTCCCACCGCCAAGCGCCTTCTTCAACCACTTATATCCGGGCGTCAACCGCCCGATGGGGGAAAAAGCAATCATCTCTTCCAGAGCATCTGCCTGGCCGAACATCATGGCCCTCTTCTCTGTTTCCTCCATAGTTAACCCAATGCTCACCCCCTCATCCCTGCGGGATTGCATGGCGGAGGAAGCTCCGATAGCAGGACCAATGGCAGGAATGAACCAGGGAGCCGTATCTCCGATAATGGAACCAAGCTGCGAACCAATACGGCCAACCAAATGACGGTCCTCACCTTCCAAATATTCCTTCTCCCCGGCTTCCATAGTTTGAACCAGATCGGCAGCCCAGCGGCGTCGTATCTCAAGAAAAGTGGCATCCTTCTCAATCTGAGCGCGTGCTTCATCCACATCCATTCCGGAAGCAATCAACTCCGGCAGACGCTTAGCTGCATTCGTAACGGCATCCACCTCTCCCATTACCTGTAAATTCCGCCAGGCCTTCTGACCTGTCCGCCACCCCTTCACACCTCCGGTGCGTACCATCCCCGTTACCCCCTGGGCTGCCTTATCTATCCAGTCAATCCCGGTCCACTCGTCACCGTGCTTATCCTTGGCGTACTTCCTGGCGTCATTATAAAACATATTCAGCACAATGCGCCGTGCCAACTCATCATCTCCCACCTGTTCCGCCAGATTATTGATGATCCTGTCGTCGTACAGGATGCCCTGCGTGTCATATTCCCGGACAAGTTGCATCCCTCTTCGGGCTCGTCTGACACTCTCCCAGGAAATGCCCGCCTCCTGCATCATCATTACTTGTTCAGGGGAGGGAACCACAGCGTCCCCGCGCACGTACCGGTCAATGAAGGGATCAATCGTAGCAGCCAATGCCTCCCGTGCCTGTTGTTGTCGCTCCTGCTCTTCCTGATAAGCACGGGCTTTTTTCTGGAAATCCTTCCAGACGGCAGCCTGTGCGTCCGCCACGGTGGCAAATTCAGGCATCTCTTTTCCCTGTGCCAGCCAATACATGGAGGGATTATCTCCATGGTTGGAACCAAACAAACCGCGCAAAGTCTCAAAACCGGCATATGCCGGGTCATCCATATAGGGACTCTGCGCCGCTTCCGTTGGCTCTAACAACGCCTCTTTCTGGAGATCGTTCAATAAATCCGTATCTTGGGACAGCCCCAACCTTTCAAAAACATCCTGTGCAAACATATATTATTGTGCTAAAACTATTGATTAAGAGGTAAAAGAGCGGAATCGCCAATATCGTTCACCTGCGTGTAAGTATCGTCCCCACCCGGCAAAGGAGGCAGCAGGCCTGGTCCGTATCCATCTTCCGGCGCTTCCGGTTCATCCTTCCCGTCGTAAATGCTGACATTCCCGCTGGCCTGTTCACCGGGAAACCTTAACGCCATGCGTTCATAAAGCGGTCCTGAAACCTCAACGCCCCGCGGGGTCCCCTCATAAACCCCGACCACGGGAACCTTTAGAAAAGCTCCGTTGCGTCCCAGAGAAATGCGGGCAAAAGGCCTATTCCCAAACTTAGCCTTGATAGCCTCATAAGCCTGCTTGGAAACATACGCTCCGGACGCACCATGCCGGACAAAAGAAACAGGGTGGTTCTCAAGAGGGGAAGGCAAATAAGGTCTTTGGCCCTTAATATATTGTGCCGCCTTCTTTTGCTGGGCCTCCCTCTCTTCTGGAGACACGTTCAACTCTTCCTGTTGCTCAAAAGAATACAAAGGCATGGACTCCAGCGCCTTCTTCATGCGGCTCTCGTCAGATCTTTTTTTGTCTTCTTCGGTAATAGGCCGATAGGCAAACCTGTTCCCGGCATGAAAAGCGGTGAATTTATGGATCTGCGCAAGATCTTGGGCAAGTGTGGCATTAGGATGAGCCTGTCTCCACTCTGTCATGGAAAGTTCCGTCTTATACAAAATATCTGCCTCCACCTCATCCCGCGTATTCTCTTCCTTCTTAATCTGCTCCTGGTCACCACTCTTGTAAGCATTAGCTACCTGGTAAGAAAAATAAGGGATATATACATGATCCGGCATGGCCTTCAAAACGGCCTCTATATTATTCCGGTTCGTATTGGGGCTCCCCATGGCGTCAATCCGGTCTTCCACAAACAGGCGCAACTTCCTTTCATCTCCAAGAACCTGTCCATACTGCCCCCACTTCTTCAACATGTCATTGACGTACCTTGTTCTTTCTTCGCCGGAATTGGCGGGGGGCAGATTCCGTAAATCCTCCCGGAAGGCAAACTTAATGGAAGGGGCGTATTTCCCGTAACTGCCGGTCCGGTTATAATGCTCCACCCAGTCGTACTCCTGCTCCGTGGCTCCGTAACGGAGGGAAGCTTTCGGCCAAAGAGAACCCTTTCTGTAACCGGGCGCTCCATCTTCACTTTCGGAGCGGTTCGCGGAACGTAAAAACCTTCTGGTCTTCTCCTTCAGCTTTAAAACATCTCCTGCGCCCAGAGCATCAAAATAGCCGTCCCCAAGCTTCGTAAAAGCAACACTGGGGTTAATCAGCATATCCTGCTCGTATTCGTCCAAAAGGCCGTTCCGTGTATCTTCCAGAATACCGTTGTTCATTCCATTCTCAGAAATAATGCCGGCCTCGTAAGCCTGAATGCGCCTACGGGTGGCTCCCTGGTAATCCCTCCGCAGCAAATCCCCCTTCAACCCCTCTTCAAAAGCCTGTCTGGACTCCTGAATCTGCCCCTTAAGCATCAACTCGGAAGCCCGCCCTTGGAGTCGGCGCATCACATCCTGCTGCCTGGCTCCGAATCTGGAGGCCTCCTCCTGGGAAACAAAACTCCCCTTCAACTCGCGGAACTTCCCTTCGTAATTCCGTACAAACGTATTCAGGGCGCTCTCTTTCAGCCTCCCGTCACGATCATAAAAAGACAGCTTATCACCGCGGGCAACCCCTAATCTCCGGGTCATCTCCTGCTCAAACTCGCTGGCCAAATCATTCATCCGGCCTTCCAGCCGCGTCTGCTCGCCGAAATCCTTCATGCGCTGGTACTGGTGGGCAACATCAAACACAAACTCCTGGGCATTCTGCAGCGCCCTCTGAACGGGCTTGGAAGAAACATCCGGCATCTGGACCGGGGCAGGGGTGGAGGAAGCCGCATTCATCCGGGTTCCTCCGTACATGGGTTGCTGTAAATCACTCATCTTCTTTCATCTTGAAACGGTTAAAACTTAAAAACCTGGGGATGGAAATCTCCTTCCAGTCCTCGCGTCCGCGGATGCAGCGTTGCCACCTTGCCCGGTCAAAACGCCCCTGCACCAGACAAGCCAGCTCCCTGACGGCCTCCATGCGGCCGTGGGCAAAAAGAACAATCAACGTCCTGGGAGACTCCGGATCCGGCACCCCCGCAAAAAACAACGAAGGGCAGCACCACACGATCCCTCCTCCCGCGTCCGCCAGGGAAACGGTCTCCCGGAACCAGCCGGGGCGCTGGGCTTCCATCAGTAAAAAAGCCTGCTGCATGGGAGAAACGCTCATCTCTTTCCAAAACCCATGAAATTAGCCAGCAGGAAATCCCTCAACCTGTTGGAAGACTGCATGCTCCCCGGCACCATCCCCCCCAGGGAACCGGAAAGGGAATAAGCATTCATCATCCCGGAAAAAGCCCCCTGGGTTCCTCCGGCGGCGGAACCCCACGTCTGCCCGCTCTCGGTAACACCCCCCAGCAACCCGCCACCGGACATTCCTGCCGCCCCCATGGCCCCCCCCGCTACCGTCAGGGCCGTCTGGATCATGGCAGAACCAAGGGCATTCTGTGAAAGCATCTTATACTGGTCCGCCTCGCTGCGTGCCGCCATCATGGACAGATCCCCCTGGTATCGGGCGGACTCCGCGGCAAACCGCTTATTGGCATCGGAAACAGCGTTGGAAAGGGCCGCGTCCCCAATGGCGCTCTCCCACACATCCGCCACCGCCACCTCCGCCTGGCTGCCGGACCCCTCGGAAGTAAAACCGGATCCGCCGCGCTGTGCCCGTACAGACCCCATGGCGGCATTCTGATTCTGGCGCATCCGCTTCATATTGCGGGCGGCCAGGTGGGAATCGGAAACCGCCTCCGCCTCCAGGGCGCGGGCCTTCTTCTCATAAGCCGCCTGCGTGGCGCGCCCGTTGCTCAAAGCCGCCTGCCCCTGATACTTATACTGCTGGGAACCCCCGAAATCGGAACTCATAACATCAGAAAATGGAACTGCTTAAAATCTCTGTTAAAGGATCCTGGTCGTTGGAAGAATGCTGGCAGGTGTCCCAATAAAGGGCCTTGCTTAAAAACGCCTCCCCCTGTGCCTCCAAAGCGGCCGCAAGCTGGGGAGAAGAAGCCAGCTTCAAAGCGCACCTGCCAGCCAGAAGAAACACAACGCCCTTGATAAAAAACGGACTGTGATCCGGCAGCACTTCGGAACGGGCCACCTCGTCGGAAAGATAATCCACCACCAGCTTATCGGTCCCGGCGGCGCGTTTCCCGTAACGCTCAACCACCAAATCACGCCCCTCAATGCGGAACAAATCCGCCCCCACATACAGCACGCGCAGGCAATCATCCGGAATCGGATGCCTCATAACGGAGCGATCCATCTCAACACGTTTGGTTGCCCAGGTCCATGCCCCGAACAACAGCGCTTCCCGCAACACGGTAGGCCACCACAAATCAACGGTGCGACCGGCTGGGGAACCCTTCACATACTCCCGGTCCCCAAACTGGGCCAAAGCCTGGTTAAAAACGGTCACCTTATCCATTTGAGGCATCATGCCACATCCCCAGGCCTGATGAATACAACCGTAACTTGAACAAATGAAAAAAAGAAAGGGCGCCCCGCACAGCAGGACACCCCTCCGAACCAATAGTCAACGCAAAAAACTAACCGGAAATCCCCACCAGCTTATTATAATAATCGGTAGCCTCCCGCCACTGTGGATGCGAAGGATCGGCGATCGCCTTATAATAACGGTGATTGGGGTCGGACAAAATAGCTTGAGCCTCGTCGGCAGGGTCCGTCTTCGCCGGAATCTGGCCGCCGCCCTTCAAGCCTCCCTCGCCTGTCAGCCGGGAAATGGCGTGCAGAACGCGGAACCCGTCCGGACTCGCAAACACAGCCATCTTCTCCATAGGAACGCCGGACTCCACGGAAAGCTTCCGGGCAAACGCCTTGGCGGCAGAAACATTCGTCTCATACTCCGCTCCCCATTCGTCCTTCAACGCTTCGTCTGCCTCCTTAAAAGCCTCCTCCTCGTCCGCGCGGATGCTGGCGGCCACCTCGGAAAGAAACTTCCCGGCGGCATCGGCCGGCAGCCCTGCCGCCCTGGCATGTCCCTTCAACATATCTCGCAGGGCATCATTCTCCACAAACCCCTCTCCAAAATCAATTTCATACTCGGTCTCCTCCTGCGGAGAAAGCGGGGGAGTACTGCCGGGATCCGGAACGGGCTGTTCCGCACCCCCTGAAAAATCGTAGGGATTGGGCGGGACTGGAGGATTCGCGGGAGGCGGACTGTCCACGGGACTTGCCGGGGGCGGCGCTCCGCCGCCGGGGCCTTCTCCTTCGCTGCCGGGAATGGCCTCTTCCCTCAGGAACCTATTGTGGAATAATCTATTGTATATCATAAATCAGGGTTATATTGTTCGATTTCGTATTTCACCCACAGGAGCATTTCCCTTTGGGCGTCTCGGCGCATCGCGTCAAGGGGGTCGTAGGAACCAGCCTTCCCTTGAAAACAGGGCAAATTCGTCTGGAACTCCTTCTCTAAAATATCCAGCACCTCCGGAGTAAAAGCCTCCTTCAGTGCGGCTCGCCTCCGGTTGAGCCTCTTGAGAAACTCAACCTGTTCCGGTGTCGGCTTATCTTCAAACATATTCATCATGATTCCGTATTAAACTGTGCGGACGCCGCGGCACTATCCCTGCCGGCCCTGGCCAATTGTTCCGCAAGGGCGGCCTGACGCATCTGATCCTCCTGCGCCTTCTCCTCCTCAACCATCTTGCTATTCTCGGACGCGGACACAATGCACTTGGACGGGGCGCCGGAACTGTCCCACATAAACCGCAATACCTCCCATGCCTTCATGCGCTTGGCAATGCGGGTATCGCCCGAAACCTTGATATACTTCGCCAACCCATTCAACACCCCCTCAAGGCCGTACCTCTGCAAACGGTCAAATGCCTGGGCAATCTTGCCCAGATAACGGGTGCGGGGAGTCCGCAACTCAAACTTCCCCCCATCGGCGGAACGGACAAAAAACTCATCAGGCGCGTCGCCCGGAAGCACGGCCCCCTGCGTATTGCGGAACATCAGGCAGACAATGCGATTCATCATCGTCTGAAAATCCTGCGAAAACTGAATGAAAGAAGAAAAAAAGCAAATAATGCGTTCCGACTCGCGGGCATTCACCTCCGTAGCCGTCATCTCGCGGTCCACGCTTGAAACCACCTGGAGAATATCATTGAAAAACGCCTCCCTGATCAACTTCTCCTTCTTATCTTGCCGCTCCAGCATAAACCTCACATCCCCCACGTTCGCCCATTCCCTCGGCAACTGTGAACTAATAAGCTCATCCGGAACAACCGTCTTGCCTCCGGCCCTCAAATCAACCTCCTTTGCCATCTTAGCTGACACGATAACGCTGGGAATGGCCGCCCGGCTGCCGGCCACATCCATCACCCGATCCATCAGCAGGGTAGCCTTGATCTCCGGCAGCACAGCCTTCCCCGGAGCCTCTCCGTAAGAAGAAACGCCGCCCTTCAAAAAGCGCGTCACCAGAAAAGGAAACTCGTAAAAGCCGCCATGGAAAACAATCTTCTCCGCCTCCCTGGCAATATACACGTCCAACCACTTGCGGCGGCTAGGCCTTACCATGTCGGAACCGAACTGCGCCCGGCTGTTGGGCAGTACAAGATGAACAAACTCGAACATCTCGGTGTATCGCCTCTCCGCATTCTTATACGCCTCCTGAATCTTGACAGGCAGATTACCCAGCTTAAACATCTCCACGGCCTGCTGGGCAGTAAACTTCAACGTCCGCACCAGCGTATTCACCTCCCCGTGGGCTCCCTCGGCAATCGCATAAGTCCCGGTAGGAACGTGTTTGAACACCAGGGACCCGTCACGGGAAACATCTGCAAACATGCAGCCTGTACCCGTCAGGCAACGGTCCAGGTAAACCTCGTGGGCCGCCGCATAGAAATTGGAATCCGCCAGCGCACGGTAGACGGCCTCCGTCGCTTTGCTGTACCAGTCATCCTCATCGGTGTAATCATCCCTTTCCTCCTGCGGCCGCAGGGAAAACCACTTCTGATCCATGGGAGTAATAAAAAGAAGATGAGCGGACGCCAAATTCAAAAGGGACTTATGCGCCACCGGAGAAAAACTGGACGCAGCCGTCATCTCATTAGCCTGTTCCTGCTGGCGGGCCTTCCCCTCCATCCTCGGCATGATGCGCCGGCGCAATTCATCCCAATCCCCGGAATTCTTATTCATCTCCGTGAACAGGGCGTCTGCCGTCCTCAATAAATCTTTAACATTTTCCATGAATCTCCTGTGTAAAAATCAACCCAGCGTCTTCCTTAGACCAGCCAGGGAAGAAAGAGGATTACTCCGGTTCGTCGTATTACTAAGCTTCAAGCGGCGGCGGGCAGACGAATTCACCGCATCCTCCGCTTGGGAAACATCCTTGGTTTCCGTAGTAATAACCTTCTGCTCCGGGGCATTCGCCATGGCATCGGCCATAGCGTTGGCGGCGCTTGCCTGCTTCTTGGCCGCCTTATTGGCTCCATATCCCCCGAACGTGGCGATATTTGCCAGGGCCCCTCCGACAGCTTTTAATGGATTTGAACTCATAACAACTAATGATGAAAACAGCTAAACAAGCTCCTGCGCCACGCTGAACGCATCGTCGCAGCGGTTCAACCAACCCTTCCCGAACACAGGAAACTGCTTGCACGAACGGTAAAACGCCTGACGCTTCTCCTGCAGAGCGATAAGGAACACCGCTTCACCCGTGGCGGCCAGCTGGTCCTGCAACTCCTGCCTGGTCCTGGGGCCGACAATCCCGTCCACCACAAGCCCGGCGCCGTGAATGTTCAGCGCGCGCTGCAAAATCTTCCCGGTATTCCTGCTCCCGGAATTGAAATAATGGTCGCGCAGGATGAATTCAACGCCAGGAAAAACGTCGGAACCCAGCCAGGAGCGCACGGCGGCGGTATTATCCAGGACATACTGGAGACAACCTTCCCAGGCCTCTTCACGTCTTCCGGCATCCAGCAGGGCCTTCAATCTGTTAAACACGTCCGGTTCAATGCCGTCGCAAATGCCGCAAATCTCCCACTTGCCGCCCTTGTCGGCGGCGGGAAGGCGGGAAACGCGCAGGGAATCCGGCCCGGTAACGCGGCTGTCTTCAAAGCGGAGGATGGCCGCAGCCATCTTTCTTTCTGTAGTATTCATTCGTTCAGATTGTCGATAAGTTGCACAAGCCGCTTGCCTTCCACGGTGTAGCAATGACACTTGGCATGCAAATGCCACTCATTGAATTGAGCCAGGAAAAAAGCGGCGTCTCTTTCGGTAAGAAAAATTTTCATCCACTGCTCCTTTCCGGGTTCGTCCACAATGAGTATGTACAGGGTAGGCATGCGGAAACTATTGATTATTAACTAAAGGGAACTTGTAAGAAAAACTTTACAGTTGGAATTAATCTCGCTGTTTAAGCTGTTGCTGGTGGTAATTCTCCAAATGCTGGAGACGGGTATCCATCGTCCGCAGGATCTCCGCCGTATGGGCCGCGTTGGTAGCCTGTTCCTTCACCACCTCGCGGAAATCCAGGTAGATGAACACGGCTATCACAAAACCGCCGAAAGTGACGATCTCACGCGTATAATCGCGGATCACTCCCAGATATTCCTTGAGGGGTTTGCACATGGCCTTATTTCTTGGAAGGGATGACTTGCACGACGGGCGGAACGTCCGTTTCCGGCTGGGCCTGACTGTAGGAGATATGCCCCTGCTCAATGACGAGGCAGGAGCCGTCTTTGCATACCTCGGCGCGGCCCGGCGTCACGTCCACGGAATGACCGCAGCCGGGTTGTGTCAGAATCCCCGCGGCAACCAGGGCCCCAATCACAGCTCCGGCGATGACTTTTGCCCAACTCTCTTTGATACCCCAACCGGTCAGGAGACCAGTCAGCCAACTCACTTTTTCTTTATTCGTGCTCATATTATTTAGTAGTGAAATGCTTGAAAAAATCCACGGCGGCGGGGTCCGTGATGATAAAAGCCGGGTAGTCATAAACCGTAAATATCCTGCGGCCTTTGGTCTCCGCATGGACGGCCTCAACGGTCAAAGACACCGCATCAATCATTGTATAGGCACCATCCTCCGCAAGGGTCAGGACATCTTTTCCCAGCCTTGCCCATACCTGGACGGCTTGCCAGTCCTCACCCAATCCCACCAGCGCAGCAACTACGGACTCCATTGCCGGAGCCTGTTCCGCTGGTATCTCGTCCGCTGTGTAGCGGTCTGTCCGGGTGTAACCTCCAGCGTCCTGATAAATGGCCGTCAACGTGAATTCCTGCCAGTTGCCGGGCCGCGGGAACTGAATTTGTATTTCTGCGTCGTTCATGATTAGAGAGGTATGTTAATATCTTCAAAATCCGCCGTTTCCTCGGATTCAATGGCATTGACGGCCATTGCTTCCAATGCGTGATAGGTTGGATTGGTCAATCCATTGGCATAAAGGTGCCTGGTGCCTGTGCCCGCGTCGGCTGAAAGGGCATATGTTTTCTCATTGCGCGCGTCGATAATCAGGGTGCTTACGCCTGTTCCTGCCTCGAAATTGATGAAGCCGCGGAGAGAAGCTATCTTGAACAGGGTATTGGTACTGCCGCCTCCCAGCTCCATATAAAGAGCCGCCTTTTCCTCCCGCTCTTCTATACTCGGTTGCCCGCTCTGCATGAAAATAAGCCTGTTCAGCCCGTTCGGCATCAGCTCATTATGGCCTACCGGAAGAAATACGGTTGTCGTCTTCACCTGCCAGTGTCCAACGGACGATACATAAAAAATTTCCCTTACTCTGATTTCATACCCCTTGCGGACAGTATCGTAAGGCGTATTGATGGTAACATCGATGATTTCCCCATGGTTGACGGCCAGATTATCGCCCGGAATCATGGAATAAGAATCCATCGTCAACCCGGTTCTGTTGGTTTTTGAGCCGCGGCCTAAGCCAAAAGTAAATTTAGCGAAGGCTGTCGCGCTGACCGCAAGGGAAAATCCGGCTATGGAACTGTAATTAAATTGACCGTTAGGCCCTATCAGGGGAATAACCGCTGACCCATACGCATTGGAATCGGCAGAAGCCGCGCCCACTGAAAAACGTTGCATCAACCCGGCAAGAGTACCGTTGGAAGCTTTAGAAATGGAACCCGCGACTGTGATCGAACTGGAATTAAGGTATATAGGCTGAACCAACGCCGACATAGCACCGGCCAATCCCAACGCATAAAAGCGATTAACCGCCGCCGTGTCCGTTACCGCCCCCACGGCCAGCGGGATGTTGATGCCGCCGTTGGCGTTGACGGTCCCGTCAAACGTGCCTCCCGCGACGGTGATATTGCCGGCCAGCGTCATATTACCTGATTCATCCGTCAGGTTATCCTGCTTGCTGTTCCACTTCTCACGCTCTTGAGCCGTAACGTGGATAGTAGTATTAGCTTGATGAGCGTTGAATGTGGAAACATTAAGCTTGGAAGACAGAGAGGCGGAAACTTTTTTAATGGAGCCCCAGACGGCAGACAATCCGGCGGGGGCGCCCTTAAAAGACTCCGTGACCAGGGCGGAATCGTCACTCACTTCCACTTCCGCGCCGGGGGCGACAAAAAGCGTCTGCTCCCCTGCCGCGCAGGAAGCAATCAAGACACCGTCCGTAGTGGAAACAGTGCAATCCGTTTGAGGCGTGACGGCATAAGTCTTGCCGGCAGTGGTGTTGATGATCATGTATCATGATTTCACATGCCCGCGGACGGAAAGAAAGCGTGACGGTGTCACACGGACAAAAAAATTACTTTGCCCACGGAACGCCCCTGGCCATCCCCTTGCGCATGCCACTTCTCTGTTCGGTTCTCTTGGGCGCCCGTGCTCCCGTCTTCTCGACATAACCATGCGCATACGCTTCGGCAAACGTCCGGAACCCGTCTGCGGAATGGGAACAGGCATTGTGCAGCGGCATCGAAATCACCCGGCCATTGGCTCCCGGAGGCAGCGTCTGGTAATTCTCCAGGGCATTCACGCCGCTCATATACTCCACGCCGTCAACCATGACAGGTTCTGAACACTTTTCATGGAACACGCAATGAGGCAGCAACTGACGGGTGACGTGAATCCCCGTCCAAATATCGCTGGTCCTCGGAACCACCCGGCACACCAGCCCCTGCATTTCCAGCCTCTGATCGAAACTCGTCAGATCCCAGTCCCGCTTGGCCGCATCATGGGGCAGGAAATTGGCGGCGATGCTCTGCCCGCAGCGGGCCTCCCATCCGCGCACGACGCCGATGTAATGCGCCAGTTCCTTTCCACTGGCGGAATAATGGTCCAGCACGTAAAACTTGCCGTCCCCTCCCGGCTGAATCAGCCACAGGGTCATGTAGTCGGAAAGCCCGATATCCCAGCTCACGTACAACGGACGTGTATCGTCGGGCTCAAACTGCTGCTTGAGACGCCCTTGAGCCCGCAGCATGGAAATCTGGGCGCCGTACACAGCTCCGTGCACCTGCGTTTCAAACGCTTCCGCCGGAGTGCTGGGGTATTCCTGCTTCACCAGGTAGCCAAACGTATTCCACTGGGCCAAATACCAGCGTTTCTGTCCCTCATCCAGGCTAATTCCTTCCTTGGCCAGCCCCTCGAAATACTCCCGGTGCTGGTTGTTCAAACGGAGGGGATCCCCTTCGTCCACCCGGTATTCCGACTGTTTATGCCAGGGAAAAAAGAAAAACTTGAAATCCAGCGGCGTCAGGGTACGCCCCACATTCTCCATGGCCGCCTTGGTCATACGGTAATTCTCGCCATACTTGCCTCCTTCATGCGTGGATTCCATAATCACCACGCCGTCGCGTCCCACCGTGTTAATCCCGCCGGAAAGAATCTTCAACGCCTTCTTGGGGTCATTGATAGCCACATAGCCAAACTCGGAAACGTGCAGCAACTGCATCGTGCCGCCTCGCAGGTTGGTTCCCACCCGGATATTGCTGCCCGTGGCAAACTCCGCCCTGGTGGCTGAAATCCTCCCTTTGGCGCTCACAAAAAGCTGCCGGGCAAACGTATTGATCTGTTCCCGCTCCCACTCGTCTTCCACGAACTCTTCTCCGTTGACGGGAGGATCCAGCAAAGCATGGAACGCAAAGGAAATCTTGCCCATCTTCTCCTGGGCATCCGGCAGGGTCTTGTCGATGATGCCGCAATGGAACCCTTCCCGAAACAGGCACATATCCAGCATCAACATGGCCGTATAGGTGGAAATCCCAAGCTGGCGGGCCTTCAGGATATTATTGCGGTGCCACAAGTTACGGTGCAATTCCTGCTGGGCCCAGTTCAAACGGAAGCGGCATGGAGGACCGTTCTTGCGCTCAATCCAATACAAATGACTCAGCCTCCATTCCTGGCTTGTCCAGCAATTCTCGTACCAATGCTTACTCATCGTTACCCTCCGTTCAACCGTTGCGCCAGCCGGGCAAACTTCCCCATGCGGTGTTTCTGCAACCCCTGGGGACCGTAGCCTTTCACCTCCCGGCACCAGACCACGTGCGTGTACCCCAGCCCCAGCAGGTAATCCGCCTGGACGCCGATACGCGCCCCAATGCCGCACACAAACAACACCAGAAACGTATGCGCGTCATCCCCGTCCACAGGATCCCGCGGAACGCCCATGTACACGCAATCCGGGGCCAGATGAACAATGCCGCCCATGTCCAGAGCCGTACGGATATGTTCCCCGTACAATCCTGGCTTGATGCTTTCCAACACGTCCCATGCCTGTTCCAATGCGTTCATCATCCCTGCATCGCCAAAAATTCACACCCGGCAGGACCGCTGAACCGCAGCCCCACCACATGCTCATACTGCCACCGGTTCACCGTAATCACTTCGTGCCAGCCCTTCGTCATCACGGGGGCGTTGCTGGCCACGGGAACCCATTGCTCGCCGTCTCCAGTCACCCGCAGCGGTTCGGTCAGGCAATCTTGTCCAAAGAGCACGGCTACCGGGAACTTCGGATTTCTCTCCACCCGTGTTTCCAGGGGGTTGCTCAAGGCGTTGGTCAGCAGCGTGGACACGTAATCATTACCCACATCATCGTAGGGGGAATCGTCGTCCACCACCTCGATATAAAGAGAACTGTCCGCCAAATCCCCCGCGGCCGTGTACGTCTCGCGTTTCACAATCAGGAACAGGCGGTCGGAACGGGAACCGTCCGGCATCGCGCAGACGGCAAGAATGCGTCCGTCGGTAATCCATCGGTGCCACGCGTTGACCTCGTGCATCGTATTGTAAGTGCACAAGGCGAGTTGACCATCCGCCAGCACAAACACCGCCACCGTATCGGGATTAGTCAACAACGTGCCATGCTTCGCGCCTCCGTGATCGCGCAGAATATGAGGGGCCAACACGGTCAAATCCTTACTACGGAACCCATCAATCTCGAACGAATATCCATACTCACGGCAACGGTTCGCTCCCCGCTCAATATAAAGAATCTTTTCGGAAGACAGAAGGGCGGGAATAGCTTTGGAACCAATATGTCCATGTGCTTCAATCTGCCTGTCGGAAGAAGTAATGCTTCCTTGCCTGGACCCGGCGGAAATAATCCACTCGGCCTCCGATGTACCACAAGCAAGACGGTAATCCAGCACTTTCATCCAGCACACCGGATTCTGGGATGAAGTGGCCATCGTCAGCGCCAAAGCCGCGTCATCGCTGTCCCCGGTGGAAAAATTATTGAAATCGTCCGTGCGGCTCATCCAGACAGTCTGCGGCTGTTCCCGCGTGGAAGCGAACACCAGCCGCTGATTGTACACCTCACAGAGCAGCGGGAACCCGTAGCGTTCCGAAAAGGCCGCCCAGCTCCAGTTGTGGACCGTCCGGCGCCCCACCCATTCGACGGGAACCTTGTCTTCACAGGACCATTCCACGGCGGCCACCTCTCCGGCATCATCCAGCGTGGGCACCGCCCGCAGCACCATATCATGACGGTAGCCGGGAACAATCAGCCGGTTCCCGCAGCTATCCGCCGGGAAGCCGGACGCCAGGGAATCCCCCATGAACTTGCTGCGCGTCAGAAACAGGCGGAGGAAACATTCCTCGTCGCTCTCGTCCCCCGTCAACTGCGTATTACTCGCTTCCCCAATCCGGGAAAAGCTTGTGCCGGCCGTCTCCCAATCACTTCCCAAATCGCCGGAATCATAGCACTTGCGCACCTCATAGCTCCCGTACCACAGACCGGAACAATAAAACTCCCACTTCCCCCGGCAGGTGAGAGCATTACCCACGGCCAGACCGCGCACGAAATAACCCGGATAATCCCCGAACCCCGTGCCCATATCCACCATATCCGCCTCCGTAAAATCCCGGATGCAGGTGAAATACTCCCAGTAGCCGGACTTGATGGCCACCTTCGTGCCCTTATCCACAAAACCGTTCCCGTTCACATCCTTGACGGAATAAACGGGCGTCACTCCTTCAAACCCGTCCAAATTCTCCGCCTCTACAAAACAATCGGGATAACAGGCGGGCTCATCCAGCCCCTCCGTGTACACATCCGCGGAAAGCGTCTGCTTGCAAATATAGTATTTGACGGTGGTATCGGTATGGACGGCCAGGCGGTCCCCCTTGGAAGCTGTCCGCAATCCGTCCGCGATAATGACATTCCGGCGCAGATCTCCCCCCTTGGCGAACGCCTCCTGCTGTTCCAGCCAGAAACTGGCCCGCAGCAGATCCATACTTTCAAGGGAACTTTCCCCGGGTTCTTCCTCCGGGTCGAACTCCACCGTATAACGCATGCCTCCCGTCACGGGGGTGCAGGCCAGCGTCAAAAAATGATCCCTCTTCTCATTCACGTACCGCCAGGGATGATGCTTGAACTCCCATGCCTCCAGCGTCCAGACGCCGTCACCGTCCCTCTTCAGCACCATGGGGCGGTTATCCTGCGTAGTCAGATACAACAAAGCATTCAACTGGCGCCACCGCACCGTATCGGGATCCAAATAAAAATCCATCCCGTCCTCGCCGTCCGTAAACCGGGCCGCCTCGGCGCCCTCCATATCCAGCACCCTGACCACGTCGCCGGCAATCTCCACCAGAAAGCGCAGGCCGTCAGCGTCCGCATAGGAATAAACGTAAGGCGCCAGACGGCTATGCTCGCTCAAGGCGTCTGCGAAAAAACGCATCCCGCGGCGGCGCTTCACGCCCCCCATCTGCGAAACCTCCCAATTCTCCAACACCCGGCATCCGCGCATATAGGCGTCCAGGTCGCACCGTGCCGCCAGTTCCGGGCTCTGTTCCCCTCCGTTGAAGCATGTTCTCGTTTGCATTTTCAGGAAATAGATAAAATTTTAAGCTGGAACGTCCTGATGAAAGCCGGATAACGCGGGCGGCCCATCAGCGCATTGCAGGAATTGAACCCCTGCATCGTCAGGAGCATCCCCGTATCTCCGTCAACAAAAGCATTCAGCCAGGAATGGGTGGAACCGTTCACCACACGGCAGGCCCACGGCCACGCTACGGAACTCACCGTCTCGCCGCGTCCATGCCCGTTCTTCTGCCCCTGTCCCTGGATATGGGCCAGGCCGCTGCCGGAACCGGACAGAGTGAAACGGGTTCCCGCGCTCTTCTTCTTCTGTCCCTTCGTCCACTGAACAAACAATCCAGTGCCGGGCAAAAACGGAAGGGAATAACTGCGACTCCCGGAACCGTCCTGCTCCCGGATGGAAAGGGGCGCGTCGTCAATCACGGGAATCACGGCCTTCACCTCCACGGAATCCCCCGGGCTGACGGAATGCAGGGAAGCCCCCTCGTCCGGGTAAAACAGAAACACGCCGTTGGACTCGAACATCACGGAAGGCAGCGCATTAAACGAAGAATGCACCATGTACCGTTCCCCTCCCACCGTCAGCTGCATATACCTTTTCGGCGTCACCAGATTCTGCACGGCCGCCACCGCGTGCACCCAATAAGCCCGCTCCAGCGTACCTGCCGCCGGCAGCTCCACCGTCAGCCTCCGCATGCTGGACGTATCTTCCGGGTAAAGCTGGCTATCCCCCAGGCAAACATGGCTCACCGCCAAATCCCCCAGGCAAACATCCTCCACAAAACTGTTGATAAATCTCGTTCCGTTAGTCACTCTCATAGCCGTAAAAAATCAGGATGCAACACTCGCTGCCATAATATACAGGGTCTTGGCGTCTCGGGCGGTCAGTTTATTGTATTCCTCCCTGGTCAACACCTCGATGCGCTCCACCCGCGGAGACTTGGGAATATACCCGGCCAGCTTGCCGTTGACGCTCGTCGCGGTATCGTAGCCTTTCCCCTCAACCCAGCTCTGCGTGGCGTAAGGCTTCAGCTCTTCCGCCACATGCTTGCGGGTTTCCTCCTTCGTGAACACCTCGCTCTTGTTGTAATAAAACCGGGACAGGTAATCCGCCGTCTGCGCCGCCGTGGGAACCGCGTTGCCCCTGGCATCCGCCGCCGTCCCGTCAATCGGATTGCCCAACGAGGAAGCCAGATAAACCCCGGCCATTAAATCCGCCGTGGCGCTCTCAAGCTCCAGCCCGCGTTCCTTGCTCTGCGCAAACTGGCCGGACGTCGCCAACCCCAAATAATAGGCGTCTCCAAACCACTGCGGCGTCTCTCTCATCTGGCTGTCCAGCCAATCCATGTGCCTGCTGCCCCATGCCGACGGGCTCATGTGCTGCAACGCTCCGCCATACACCAGATTATTAGCCAGCTTGTGATCCTCCGTAGCCCCAACCCCCTGCTGGTACGGAATCGGATTGCTCTGCCCGAACTGGCTGCCCAGCTTGACGACGCCCGCGCTATTCAGCCCGGCCCAATTAACCCCTGCCGTGCCGTCGTTGTTAATGCCGATGCACCACGTGCCGGGTACACTGCTGGTCGAAGGCTTCATTGCCCCATAGCGGCCATAAGCCGCAGCCTGGGCCACCATGCGCCCCTCCGCGTCAAACCCTACGGCCCCGCCGTCTGCAAGCACATCCGCCGTCGCGGGCCTCACCGTGCCCGGCGTCGTGAAATCCGCACGGGGCACGCTCATCTGGCCGGAAGCGTCATTGCCCACCGGCGCCCCGTCCTGCACGGTCGTATCCGTTCCCAACCGCACCAGGCCGTAAATCTCCGCCGTCGCAATATCATTGGCTTCGCCCACACATACCCAGCTCCCGGAACCGTCGTCAGACTCAAGCCAGGCGTAAACGTCAAAATGGCGATTCTCTTCATCATCATACCAGGGGCAATAATAATAAAACCCTCCGTTGCAGGTCTCCCCGCTCCGGGGAATATGGTCTTTGTCGGGGACAATAATCCGGCGCACCCTGGCCCCGTCAACACCGTCCTTTCCGGCGGCGGCAAGCCCCGTGTCCTCATACTCGCCCGTCAGCACGTTCCAGGTGCACCAATGGCCCGCGGCATTCACATACGGGCTGTGGCCGTCCTTTCCGGCAGCGGAAACCTCCGTATCGTCCCACTCCTGCGTCTCCACATTCCAGATCATCCATGTCCCGACAGCGGAAAGCCTGGGACTCTTGCCCGGATCTCCCGTCACCTGGTAGCCGGTATTGCTCCCGCAAATCCACCACGTGTTGGTTTCCGGGTTCGGCACGATAGCGGAAGTAATGTGCCCTTCCACCTCCGCCAGTTTGGCGTCCAGCGCGTTCAGCTTGCCCAGGGCATCCTGGGCCCGCTTCACGGCATCTTCCGCCTCCTTCCGCACCTGTTCCATCTCGCCCAAAGCCTTCTGGGCCTCCCTGGAGGAATCCGCCGCGTCCTGGGCCGCTCGCTGCGCATCCGTCACCGCCCGCCATTCCAGCATGCAGTGAGCCGCCGCGTTGCCGGGAACCCTCACAGCCAGCCGGCGCACCTCCGTATCGTCCTCCACGCGGGCAAGCTCCAGATTGGTGCCCATCACGCCCAGCCGTCCATAAGCCAGCCGCAGGCGGTCTCCGCCCTCGCTGGTGGCCCGCAGCTCGTACAGATACACGCCCACATCCACCATGGGGAACACCATCATCAGCGTATTGGCGCTCTCCGCCTGGGTAATGTCCAGGGCTCGTTCCGTGCCATCCGGTGCTGTGAGGACGCCGTCAAAGGTCACGTTATCCAGCACAAGGGCATTCCCGGAATCATCCATGAAATCCAGCCTGTAAGTCGGCTGGCAGCCCGCCAGCACGGTGAAATTCTGCTCTGCTCCCAAAAAATCAAGGTTCATGCTCCATATCATGGAGAACTGGAGCACGCCCGCGCAAGTGTGACGGTGTCACATGGATGGGGAGACTAAAAAACACGCCCTGCCTCTAGGAAGAAGCAGGGCGCGGAGTAGCTTTCTTTGAATCAATTGTTGATTACCAAGTTTGAAGAATAATTGATCTATAGCACTTGCGTGTCTCCGGGTCTTGCCATTCTATTTTTCTTTGAATATGCTTCCCGGTCTCTTTGTCAATAGGGGAGCTTCCTTCATTCGCATATGTTGTATCAACAAGAAGAATGGGAGGAGTATCTTTTTTTAAAATAAGTATACATTGATTCAATCCACCGTTTTTCCCATTTTCGTAAGACGGTCCTATAACAGTAAAAGTTATGTCTTCCATTAGGAGAATAACATACAATATTTCTCATGTGAAAGTCAAGAAAAAATATTAAGTTTCTTTATAATTAAAAACTATTTATTTTAATCTCCTATTCAATAAAATATTTAACAAAAAAATGTTGGCTACCGAAATGACCGCCATTTTCCCGAAACTCTTCTAAACTCACTGTTTTACCTGCGGTTTCACCAAGGGTTCCCCCTTGGCTGCCTGAATAATCGTCTGCCGGAACTCGTCATCTGTGGAAACATGAACGTTTGACTTCTCCAGCCCGTAAATCTTAGCCAGTTGCGCACGCGCGGCCAATCGGTCGCGGGAGGGAAGAGTTGCATTGCGGCTGTCCTTCAGCAGTTCTGCCGTCAGCTCCCGCTTAATCATCTCCACGCTCGCCTTGTCGGCAGCGCGCAGATCCTCCAGCAATTTGGCCACTTCCGGCTTGGTCAGCGTCTTCTTGGCATTCTTGCCCGCCGTCTCCCGGCTCGCCCCGTAAATGCGCATGTACGCCTCCACATGGTCTTCCCCTGCGGCTACGGCATGCGCCAATTCGTATTGCTTCGTATTCAGCATTTCCATCGTTCTATTTCCTTTCTGGTTGGGTTTGTATTCTCTTAAGAAACTTCTCAGTATCAGCCATCCACCCTTGCAGGGTAATGGTGCCGCTGGGCGTCAGCTTGTACATGCCCACGGGCTTTCCGTCGCGCTTTTCGACTTTCTTGGCCACCAGTCCGCAGCGCATCAGGCGGCTTAACTGCTGGCGCAGCGCCTCAACCGAACAGGGGATAACGTTAGCCAGCTCTGCCAGCGTCATGGCTCCCAGCAGCCCCAGCAGCCGCATCACGGCGCACATGGTAGGCTGGAGCGGAGGCGTCACCCCGCAAGCGGCGCAATCTCCCGCCAGCACAATCAGGTGCAGCATTTTCCTGTCGTTCAAGGGCATCATCTGCTCAAACCTCCCTGTAAGTCGTGGCGGCAGCGTCCCATTTCAGGTCAATGTAACCAATCTCCCCGAAGCGGTTCTTGCCGACGATGATTTTCGCCTCTGCCGGATCTGCGTTTTTGTCCATGACGTAAGGCCTGTAGAGCAACAATATCTGATCTGCGTCCTGTTCGATAGACCCTGAATCCCTCAAATCGGATACACGGGGAACCCCGGCTTCCTTCCCGGCGCGTTTCTCCGCTTCCCGGTTCAACTGGGCCAGCACGATCACCGGAATATTCAGTTCCTTGGCCAGAGCCTTGAGGCCGGCGGAAATCTCCGACACCTCCCGTTCCCGGGAAGACTGGCGTCCGGTGGGATTGGCAAGCTGCAGGTAATCCACGCCGATGCACCTCACGCCGTGGTCCGCAACCATGCGCCGGGCGGTCGCCTGGATCTGGTCAATCCTCAAGGCGCCCCGGTCGTCCACGAAGAAAGGCAGGCTCCTTACCTTGCGAACCGCGTTGGTGAAAGCATCCTGCTGCCACTTGGTCAGCTTGATGCCTCGGCGCAGATTGGCCGCATTGATTTTGGACATGCCAAAAAGCGTGCGTTCAAGCAACTGCTCCTTGGACATTTCCAGAGAGAACATGCCTACTGGCACCCCTTCGGCGGCCAGATTGTACAGAATGTTGGTCATGAAGGAAGTCTTCCCCACGGCCGGCCGAGCTCCGATGACCACCATAGCCGTGTTCTGTAAGCCGTCCAGCATCCTGTCCAGGGAGGGGTAGCCGGTAGGAAGCCCCTTGGTCTGTCCTGGATTCTTGATGCGAAACTCCAACCCTTCCACCACCTTCTGTGTGCCATCAGCCATGCGCGCCACTTGGGCCACTCCGTAACTTTCCCGCAAGGAGGACATCACCTTTTCGGCTTCCGCCAGCACTTCGTCTTTGCTCAGGGTTGGGTTTTGAAGATTTTCCAGCCCGGAAATGAACAGGGATTCCACATCCCGCTTCTTCTTGGCTTCCATCAGAATCTTCACGGAGGGCTCGAACTGGAAATGGTAGGCAAAGCTGGTTGAAAGCTCGACAAGCCCGGCGTGACCTCCTACGGATTCAAGCTCGCCGGCGGCTTCCAGGTGCTGGATCAGGTCGGTGATATTGACCTTTTCCGGAGTCTTGGCCAGAGTCTCAAAGGCGCTCCAGACCTTCTGATGGGCCAGAAGGACAAAATGAGCCTTCGTGAAACCTTGCTCGATCAGGGCGGCTACCTTGTCGGCGCCGTCAATGCAGTTGCCAAGAACGGTCTTTTCGGCGTTGAGTTGTGTTTCTGTAAAATGCATGATGGTTTCTTATTGAGGGTTAAATGTTTTTTCTAAATCTTGGATCGAAGGGGTCGCTTTCTCCTCCGGGTGGTTGGTTGGCAAGCTTCTGCCTTTGCTCCCTCAAAGCATCGTCCTTCGTCCAAATTGTGGCTTTGGACTTCCAGTTTCGGATGAAGTTGCCTTGCTCCACATAGTGGTCGTAAAACCTCTCTGCGGAACTTCTCAACGCATCCGGGTCCAGGGGATGGACAAAGCATTGACGCATGTGTGCCTCCACTTCCTCGACAGATTCCGGCAATGGAACCATGGGAGAAGGTCGAGAGGGTGGGGGAAAATCAAGCAAGCCGTCAGGCGCAGCTTCCTTCGTCTTCGACTCCGTCTCCGATTTCGTATACGTATTCGTATTCGACTCCGTCTCCGTATAGGCGAGCGGATGACGGTCACGTGACTGAAATATGTCTGACACATGTCCGTCATTTGACTGACAAGCGTCAGTTTTTTCTTCATCAGGGGCAGGAAACTTACTCTTCTTCGCCCTGGTCCTTTGGTCGAACTGCAAGACCTCCAGATAACGCTTCCCTTCGACACCGTACACCCTTACAAGACCCGCGGTCACACAAGCGGTGAGCCACTTTTCTATGTCCTGGTTACTGACATTGCCTATTTTGCGAGGCATTATCTTTCCGATCAGTAGAGGAGGGTCGGCGTGATACCGTCCATAGTCATCTACAGCAAGTAAAAGACGATGATAGAAGCACTCTTCCACCCAACTCAGCTTATCAACCTTGTCGGATGTCAGAAACCCTTCCCTGATGATTCTATTAGGCATGTTCTATGGTTCAATCAAACGTAGTTCATCACACCTCTTGCAGACATAATCCAGCACCGTGCCGGCGTCCTGGTGTTTGATGCAGAGCAGAAAACCCGGCTTGCCGAACTCTTCTACCCAAAACTCTATCTCCGGGCCTATGAGGTCAAAATACACGCCGTAGCGGCCTGTACGCCCCAATTCCCCCTTAATGCGGCAAAGCTCCTGAATGCAGCGGCATTCTTCCTGTTCTGGTGTTTCCATAGGAAAGCAAACTGCCTCATTTTCAACTCCAGCACGGATGCCGCGGCCTGATTGGTCAATATAAAGGTGCTTCATCGCCCCCCTCCTTTCCATGAAGTTTTGCATTAAGCCACCTTTGCGTAACCAAACCGTAAGTATCAGCACGTAAACGTTTCAGTCTCCGCATGATGGACATTATCCGGTCTCGTTCAATAAGGCCTCCCGAATGATTTTCTAGAAGCTTAACCAGATTGCTTTCTTGTAAGAAAAGACTTTCGTAAACCTTCAGAAGAACGTCTGTTTCCTGTTGAGTTATCATGCGGTCCTCCTTTCCGTGGCTTGTTCAAACTCGAACACGGCCTGCTTGCTCAACTCCACCATGGACCATACATCATGAGGGGAAACCAACAAAACTTCCCCACTGAAAAGATGCACCAGCAACCTGCTGGGGGTAGCTCCCTTCACACGGGCTCTCCTGCCGCATGTCACCAGAACACACTGTCCATAACAAAAACTGGTCCCGCAAACACGATTAAGGGTTTCAAGTTCGGTTTGAGCAACAAGCTCTTCAGCCGCCTTTTTCTCCTTCTCCCTCTTCTGCCTGGCGGCCTCGTCCCGCTTTCTGGCAGCTTCGGCCGCCTGATTGGCACGCAAAATCGCCATGGACTCGCGTTCGTCCTGCTCCTGGGTCTTCGTGAGTCCCGCCTTTTTGCGGAGCCTGTAATCTCTCCAGATTCGGCGCTTCCTCTCTCTTTCTTCAGGCGTCATGCTCGGCCCCTCCTTCCTGTTTGGGAGTGTACATGTCACCCATGCGGCGCCTGCGTTCACAGCAATCCGCCCTAGTTCCATTTTCAAAGAGACAACCCGCGCATGGGTTTTCCTCGGAAGCTTGCCGGGTTTCCCCGGCAAGATCCCTGGTATAAACCATGCGTACCAATTCCTTGAAATAGTCGCTCATTAGACAGGCTGTGTCTTCATCATGAAAATCAGCGCAAATACCCCTCAATGCCAGGTATGCCAAATACTCTTCTTCAGTAGAGCAGCCGTGTTCTTCCTTGGTCAATTCCGCGACATCCCAATAATTATCACAGAGAGGAACCATCAAAGTAACAACCTTCATTACCTGTGCCCTCCTTTCATGGAAGCAAGCGTTGCGGCAAGGGCGGGGTTTGATGTTGAGTCTTCGGCAAGGTAGAAGGACTTCTTGGCGCTTTCCAATGCGCGGTTAAGCAGAAGAGTTGCCATTTCGCAACGTGTCGCCTTCACGTAAACACTTCCTTCATCCCACTGGATAAAACCGGAATTGATAGCAGTAATCGCGGCAAGAACATCGCTGTCTTTTTCATCTATTTCCGTCAGGGCAAAAAAAGTCTTCCGCCTCTTGTCCAAAACCTTGAAAGGAATCTTCTCTTCAAACGCATTCGCTGCATTTTGCAGAAGAATGGCGGCCTCATCGAAGGCTCCCTTCACGCCATTGACAACCTCTTCCTGGTTGTCATCAAAAAAGACCAACAGGTGAAACATATCCAGAATGGCTTCGGCCGCGCCCCGGAGCATGATGGCATTCTCTCCGAAGGCTATCAAATCCTCTTCATCGTACCGCTTCTTCCTGGGAGCGGCGGGCTTCTTGTCCGTCCTGGCAGCCTTTGCCGGTTGACAGGTCTTCCCGTCTGTCGTACTTACTGGCTTGTGAGCAATGATAGGATTAGCCGTCTTGACATTATTCACAACATCCGCCCCTTTCCCGTTGCCGCGGGAGAGGGGTTCTGCGTTTACCAGTAGTGCTGTAGTTGTATTCATAGCGATCATAATCTTATTTATTATCAATTAACTATTATTATTTAATCAGGTTCAATCGACGCGCCCCGGACAGAGGCGTGAAGAAATAGTTAGTCTTCGTCGCACAAGGAGAAGCCTTCGTCATTCAATTCAAAGACGCCCAGCCAGGGAGCCTTGATAAAGGCGACGTAGAAATTGCTCTCGTCCTTGCGCCGCACCACGACAAATTCATCTTCCGGAGAAAAACGATAAGTCCTTCCACGGTTAGGCATGGTGATAATTAACTGGGAATTTAACATTACCCTGTCGCCCGTATCAAAAGGCTTTGCCTGAACAGGTTTAGATGCAGTATCAATATTGCTTGTAATCATTGTATTATGTATTTTCTAATGGTTATTGTTTCCTCATGCCGTGAGGGCGGGACGGTTTTTTCCAAGCCGTCAAAAGCTTTCATGGGAGTAGGAGACTCCGGACAAAATCCGGAATGCGGGCTCTTGCCGGCCTGCAGCTCGGCGTTATCCAGCTCCATGGCCAGCCAAAGCGATAACGCCATGAACAAGCCACTTGCAGCCGCCGCCAACATTTCCAGAAGTGTCTTCATCTGCTCACTCCTCCTTCTCCATATTCTCGGAGCAACGCCCGGCGGAACTGCTTGCCGTGCACCTTCATCTTCCCCTGCTTGCCCCAGTACAGGATCTCGATCACATGCCCCTTGTCCTTCAACTCATGGACGGTCCTCTTGATCACATCCCGGTCGGAATCGTACATCAGGGCCAAAGTCTTGCAGTCGTAAAACTCTGATTCAGGGTAGGTCATAATATTTTCATTGTTAAAGCTCGTACCAGCCGAGCAGCTTCAATTCTTCGATCAGATCTTCTTCCATAATTCAGTCGTCGTAATGTCCGTCAGGGTTGGGTCCACAGTTCTTTGCATGTGGGGATCGAGCCATTTCAGACATGGCATCATCCAAATCAGTGAGTTGTTCCCGCAACGTGGCGGCATACTCACCCGCCTGGTCCAAAGTCATCCAGCGGTCGTCTGCCCAGATAAGGCCCATTTCTTCGTCGTATTCGATAGTTGGCATATCTAATCCTCCACGTCTGCATAGGCTATATAGTCCTTCATATCCGGGCGGAGGCAGGACCCTTTACCGACAAAAGGCGTGAAGACTTCGGGAGTCGTGTCCCACAGCTTGTAGAACTTATTGGTGAGCCAAATTCTGCCCTTGGGTGTAAGATAGGGCGTTATCTTGGGTTCCTTGATGCCGCTTGTATGTGCGATTTCTCTATGAGTAATTTGGAAATATCCCCTTTCAATGCAATACTGGCTGGGCTCATTGTGATACGCGCCCACCTTGCCGAGGATTCCAAGCTCCCGGAGAAGAGCAAAAAGCCGTCTTTCCCCAATGATCATTCCTCCCTGGGTAAGTATCTTTGCGTAAGTGCCCACCTTCTTACTGCCCTTTGATACCTCTACAGATTTCCCGTAGATTACATAGGCTGCGTTCCTTTCCCGTTCGGCTTCCAGCTGCTTCAAGCGTTCCGTCTGCTTTTTGATCGTGTCTCCGGCAATTATCATGGCTCGCGCCATGATCTCTTCCGGCGTTTCTTCCGGACGGCTGACCATGTAGCCACCACTCTTGCGGATGGAAGGAAGCACTTCTTCAAAAACCCACGCCTCAAAGCGCTGTGCGGATTCCAGCTTGGAGCCGCAGATCAAACGCATCATGTCCGGTTCGTTGATGATGCGAACTTCCTGGGTGCGTCCGAGGCTGTCGAGGATGGGGTAACGTTTCGTTACCCCACGGCAATGGTCATTCATTGCCTTGGATTCATTGGCGTAACCAAGCGCTGCGCACACATCCTTGCCGACGAACCAGGGTTCTTCATTAATGGTGACCGTCCGGACGGAAAAGCCAAGATCGGCATTCTGGAACGGTACAACACCGTTCTGCGACATCAAGGCATTTTCGCCTTGCGGACTTCTGTTTATTGTGTTAGTAGTCATACGTTTTAGTTGATCGGGCTTATGCCCGTTTTGGTGGTCACCTGCTCCAACAGGTGGCCGCTTTTGTTTGGATGAACAGCATCTCCACTGGGCACATTCCATAATCTGCGGAAAATTTGTATTCAGGAGTCGGCGAGAGGCCTGTGCGGTTCCGATCTTGCTTTCAACCAAGCAAGAACTTTCGACAAACGGTACCTAGGACGTCTGCCTTTCGGATGGATCGCTGTACCGACTTCAAGTTTTGGGCATCCTTCTCGGTCCCAGCGCTGAATCGTTACAACACTGACTTTTAATGTTTCCGACAACTGCTTTCGTGTCAGGAATATCTCTGTTCTGTCCTGTTCTTTCGTGACCATGAACAAATGATTACTCTTGAAAATGAGATTAGTCAATTATTATTTTTACAAGCGCGGAAATGATATTGACAGAACAACAATGACCATGTATGAATATTGCCATGATGGAAGATGGTTCAACAAAAAACCAGCAATCAGGCATGGAAAATGGAGAAAAAAAATCGACTTTGTCTGTGCAAGACATAAAAAATACCCTGTCCATGTTCAAAAAAGACAGAAGTTGGTTGGCGACGTCGCTTAATCGCTCGATCTCAACAGTGAATGGTTGGCTTTCGGCAGGAAAACCCATACCATCCAAATGTATCAATGAAATTCAGATATTATTCAATGAAGAAAAGATCCGACAAAACAAAACAGCAAAATCCATTACTGCCTCATCGGACGAAGAGTGGGAAAGTTGGGAAAAAGAGGCTGAAAAATATTCATGGCTTTTTGACAATATTCAAGAATGGGCTAGAAGCGTATTAAATCAAGAGGTGACAAAATCACAGGAATCACTTTCTGTTAATAAAGAAAAAAATAAAACTTATGACAACCCAATTATATTTCCTATAGATTCAAGTTCTGCAGAGCTTTGGGGGGTGGTGTATGATTTTTCAAAAATAAATAGTTTGGGTGAAGGGAAATATACATTTTTAGATCCTCCTAAATCAATCACTATTATATTAAATATTGCTGCTAAGAAAAAAATAGAAAATACTATTAAAGATAACAAAACTTTTTCTTTGAAATCCGCTGAAAGAGCTCTTGATGATTATTTAACAGAAGCTGATTTTGAGAATGAGCGTAAAATGTTTATTTTTTCACCTGGAGATACACTAATGTGGTCAATTGCAGCAGCTCTGGATGGAACTAAAAGTGTAAACGAATGGGCAAATAAGATTATTGATGCAAACGTTGAGAAAAAATTACTTGAACGTATAGGTATTACTGATGAAGACGACGAAATCTCATTCTATAGATAAATCCTCTTTTTTATTTTCCGTTAGCCGTCCACGTTGGGAAACGCGGGCGGTTTTTTATTGCCATTACAGCCGTGTACAGTAGCATCCTCCCAGAAAAGCGCTCCTGTTCAGCCCTTGGCCTCCGGGTCAGGGGCTTTTTTGTTG